CGACGCCACAGCGAACGCATTCAAATCGTTGGTGAGTTATACCAACCGATTCGAGGATGAGGTAGAAACGGGTTTGCAAATGCCTAGTGTTTATTTTGAGCGCGGTTATAGTGTCAAGTCAGAAGGCGACGGAATTTTTATAGACCCAAGTTCAGACACGCCAGCGGCGGGCAAGGTAATCGTGCGGAAGATTTACCACAAAACGGGATTCATTACAGACGCGGACGTCATTGGTGACTATACTTTGATTCACACCTTTGCGGACGATACAGCGTACGCGGATACCGTGGCCACGTTTGACGGCTTCGAAGATGGCGCAACCTATGGCGTGCCGCCGTTTACCTTAGCGCAATCGTGGGAGGAGGTAACAGCCGCACCCGCGTTCACGGGGCTTTTAAATGAGACGTATGGCAGCGGAGCCGAGGCGGCATATTCCACGCGCAGGCTGAACGGCAATGTAACGGACTGCATGGTGATTCGCAGGGCATCGGATTCGACTACTCAGACGATAGGGTTCGACGGTTCGGGGAACATTGACGAGGCAGCTATCAATACTTTCTGCACGGGTACGACTTGCACGGTGTATCAGTGGCTTGACCAGTCAGGAAACGGGAACACAGCGACAGCACCGAGCACGGGAGTAGAGCCGACCATTTACACGGGGGGCGCGTTAGTGAAGGAGAACGGAAAAGTAGCGTTAGACTTTGACGGCTCCAATGATTATTTGAGTAATTCTGGAAATTTAACTTATACATCAGGACTTTCGATTTATTCGGTCTCTAAATTCGATTCATTAAGTAATACTAAAAGATTGTTTTGTGACGACATTACAGGAGCGCAAGGGTTTTTTATTTATTCGAGTAGTGGATATCTTCAGATAAATGATAATAATACAGGATATTTAAGCCGAACCTTATCTGGAGCAGATTTAACACAGCAGGTCAGGAGTTTAAACTTCAACGGCTCAACGGGAGCGTACAATTACGCTTATAATGGTAGCAATACGTCGTCGAGCATTGCGGGTTGGACTGGCCCAATAAATAGCACGAACACCGCAAATATTGGTGTTATGGGTAGCGGCAACGGCTCACAATTAGGTGACGGTTTAGTTCAAGAAATTATTACCTACCCATCCGACAAATCAGCTAACCGCACCAGCATCGAAGAAAACGTAGGCGACTACTTCACCCAAAACACGCCACTGCTCGACACGTACACGGGAGCCGCTGCTTGCTATTCTTTGCGACTGATGCGCACGGCATACACAGGTGACGCGGTAGAGGTTTACAACGGGAGCAGCTACGCGGACATCGGCTTCAATGTATTCGGTGAGTTGGATACGGTTGCACTGGCGGCTCACTGTGGGGCATCCGATGGGTTCGTCTCGAAGTGGTATTCGCAGACAGGAAGCAACCACGCGACCCAAACGAACACCGCGAATATGCCGAAGATTTACGACGGCACAGCGGCGGCGGTAGTGACTGACGGCACAAAGCCAACTATTGAATTTAGCACTGCAGGTAACAGCAATTTGGTGTTCACTCAAATCAGCGATATTCAAACTATTTTCACAGTTCGCAGTAGTTCAGGGGTACAATCCCGCACGAACTTTATGGGGGCATTTAGCACGAATGACTACAGAAGCGCCAGCGGTGTGATATTATCAAGCAGTGCCGCATCATATGTGACAGGTGGAAACAACTACATAAATGGCACTTTGACAACATACACAACAACCGCAAAACCGACAACGCAAAGCCTATTCACAATGATACACAGCAGCGCAAGCGGTCAAAGTGATTATTTAACGCAGGATAGAGGGAGCTCCGCTCGCAGTTGGGATGGGCCGTTCTCAGAAATTGTTATTTACACCTCCGACGAATCCGCCAACCGCTCAGGAATCGAAACCAACATTAACACCTTCTACGACATCTTCTAATGAACGGATATATAATCGTACTACCAACGGACACGCAGACAAGCGAAGCACGGGCAAAGCAAATTACCCGCGAGCTGTACAACATCAGCCGACCCGTTCTCATACAAGCAGAGTGGGAGGTACATTCAGCCGTGTTCGGTATCGTGGTGCACCCTGACGGAGTACAGAACGCTTTGCAAGTGGACACCGATTACATCATAAACGTTCACCCAGCGGCAACGCTCGAACGCCTTGTGGCGTGCTTCCCTGAGCTTTCAAATGATGAGCGGTACAGCCTGAGCAGTTACGTTCAAGTCAATCAGAAGTTCCCGTTTGGGCATATCGTGCCGAGTGACACGACGATTCGAACGCAGGAGTATATGGATGAAAATGGTTGGTTTCCGGATCAACCTGAAATTGATTAACTTGCAGCCATGAAGGTCACAATTCAAAAGGCGTGCAAGCTACGCGGTAACAACTGGAAGAAAGGCGCAACGCCGTCAGTTACTTCTGACTTTGCCGCAGAACTAAAAGCAAAGGGATACCTCGACGCCCCAAAGAAAAAAACGGACTCAGATAATAACGATTTAATAGAAGAATAAAATGGCCATTTTTAACGGTACAGAACTAGGCGTGTATATGGATAGCACGCTGATCGCAGCGGCAACCGATTGCAGCCTTTCCCTTAACGTCGAAACTATCGACATCACCACAAAAGACAGCGCGGGATTTCGTGAGCTGCTCGGTGGAGTACGCAGCGGATCAATCAGCGTAAGCGGTTTAATTGATTACACCGATTCAGATTCAAATAAAGATGTAACAGATTTGTGGACTGCATGGGAGGCACGCACAGCCGTTACCGTCAAGTTCTCAAAAGCTACTGAAGTAACTGGCGACCTATCATTCAGCGCGTCGGCTATCATTACCAGCCTAGAGCAATCAGGTGGCACAGAAGATACAGCAACCTATTCAGCTACGTTTGAATTGACCGGTGCAATTACTGACACGGTCGCCACATGATCGAAGTAAACGGCACGGAGTACCCAGTGCGGTACAGCATGAAGGCGCTCAAGAAGTTTGAGCGTAAAACAAAAGTGAATGTGTTCAGCCTATCCGATCCGTCAAAGCTGAGCGCAGACGCTTGCGCCTTCCTTTGCTTCGTTGGTGTTGAATGTGGATGCAGCTTTGAAGGTCAGGACTTCGATATGGATTTGATGACGTTTGAAGATCACATAACGCTGGAACACGTCACGCAATGCTTTGACGCACTCGGCGAATATAGCAGCGAAAAAAAAGCATAGACGGCACAGACAAGCCGATTGGCTGGCCGGATATAATACGGATGGGGATGGGCATACTGCGCCTATCCCCTTCTGCGTTTTGGTCAATGACATTCGGCGAAGTCAGCCTAGCACTAGACGCGAACCGAGAGAGCGAAGAGATACGGGAGCGCATGGAGTGGGAGCGCACGCGGTGGCTCGGTTCTATGATCATGCAGCCCCACCTAAAAAAAGGGCGTAAATTGCAGCCAAAGGACCTGATGCAATTCCCATGGGAGAAACCAAAGGCCAAGGCCGGCAAGCTTAACAAGGAAGAACTTAGGCAGCGAATACTAGAAAGAGACCAATGGCAAAGCTGAACGATTTAATCGTAACGATAGGAGCGCAAACAAAGCAATTTGATAAGGCGCTTGGCTCATCTATGAAAAAGATGCAGCGCTTTGGTATGAACACCAAGAAGCTCGGCAAGTCCATGACCATGGGGCTGACCGCACCGATTGCGGCGCTAGGCTTTACAGCAGTAAAAGCATTCGACCAACAGGCCAAAGCCATTGCACAGGTTGAGGCGGGTTTGAAGTCCACCGGTTCAACCGTTGGATATACTTCGAAGCAGTTGCAGCAGATGGCCAGCGACCTGCAAACCAAAACGATATTCGGGGATGAGGAAATATTAAAGGATGCAACCTCACAGCTGCTGACGTTCACCAACATTGCCGGCGATCAGTTTGCCCGCACGCAGTCCGTTGCTTTGGATCTTGCCACGCGATTAGATGGCGATCTAAAAAGCGCATCCATTCAATTGGGTAAAGCGCTGAACGATCCGATTGCAAACCTGAGCGCGTTGAGCCGCTCGGGTATCCAGTTTAGCGAAGACCAAAAGCAGGTTATTAAAAGCTTGACCGAATCCGGTAGGCTTGCCGAGGCTCAAACCGTTATACTTGACGAGCTAGAAAAGCAATACGGCGGATCAGCCGAGGCAGCAGCGAAGGCCGGCACGGGTGGGCTGAAGCAGCTAGCCAATTCATTCGGTGATTTGCAGGAAGAATTCGGTAAGATTATAATGGAGTTTCTTCCGCCGGTCATTGACGGCCTAAAGAATATGCTGGCGACATTCCAGAACCTCAGCCCAGAGGTTAAGAGATTCATGGTTATCGGTGCAGGTATTGCGGCCGCACTTGGCCCGTTGCTTATCATACTGCCGTCACTAATACAGGGCTTTATGGCATTGCTTTCGCCTATTGGTTTGGTCATTGCTGCCGTCGTTGGTTTGGGTATTGCGATCGTAACCTTTGCCGATGAGATAGCGCCGTATATCACTGACGTCATTAACTACTTCATAACGCTTTACAACGAGTCCAGCCTTTTGCGTGGCATCATTGGCGGGATAAAGGGCACGGTGCAAGTGGTGTTTGATTTCTTTCTGTTTGCGGTTGATAGTGTTATAGGTGCGTTTACAGACCTTGGCGCAATCATAGGCGCAATAATGCGCGGCGACTTTAGTGCGATACCGGAATTGATTGGCAACGCATTCACCAACGCGGCGGATCGTATGGCTACGTTTGGCGCAAAGGCAGCCGAGGACTTTACAACGGCAGTCAACACAGAGCTTGAGCGTGAGCCGTTCAGCTTAATAAGTGAGGGCACAGTGGCGGAAACTATTAAAAGCATGGGCGGCCTGTTGGATATGTTTAACAACATGACCAGCGGCGGCGGCGGCGGTGCAGGTGCAACGGTAACACCAACACCAACCGAAACTGTGACCGTTCAGGCTGATTTAGAATTCGAAGACATTGAATTTATAGACGATGCAGATTTAGATGAAGAGGATATTGATAAGGTAATCGAGCGCACGAACCTTGTAAAGAACCAAATCAACAGCATTGCCGGAAGCATGGCGAACTTTATTGATAGCACATTTAAAAGCATCATAGCAGGAACGGCAACATTTGAGGAAGTCATGCGCGATATGATTAAGCAGATGTTGATCCAACTGGCTTCACTCATTGCTCAATTCGCCATTCTATCCGTGCTTATGCCGTCGTCATTAGTTGGCAAGGGCGGTAATGTAATGTCGCTCGGTAAGTTTATAGGCGGCGGCTTTGGCATTCCACAGATGGCCAGCGGTGGCATCGTAAGCGGGCCGGTCATTGCGCAGGTGGGTGAGTACGCAGGCGCACAGCATAACCCTGAAGTAATCGCACCACTCGACAAATTGCAGGCTATGATGGGCGGGCAAAGCGTACAGGTGACCGGCAAGATTTCAGGCCGTGATATACTGCTAACCAGTGAACGAAATGCAATCGACCGAAACCGAGTAAGGGGATTCTGATGGCTGATCCAATACGACTATACGCAGAGTTCACCGATGACCTTGGCACGGACTATCGGGTAAATATTCACGATGCAGATTTTACCGGCACGGCGGGCACGTTTAAGCTCGGTGCTGATGGGTTTGTAATGACATACACCGGCAACAATGAAGACCGGATGCAGGGCGTAATAGGTAGTGAGTTGACATTTACGCTGACAGAAGAAACTAGCATTCACACAACCTTTATGGACCTGCTCACCACAACGCCCGAACAACGGTTTTCGGTGAGCGTGTACAAAGATCCGGACGGGGTAAATAGTCCGTATTGGTTTGGGGTATTGTATCCGGAGCAGGTCACACGGCCATACGATTACCAGCCGATTCAGAACACCCTAACAGCAGCCGACGACCTTGGTAATTTGCAATATATTAAGCACGATTCGACAGGCGGGGGAGATGTGCCGACGCTGCTGCTGCAATGTTTGAACCGCACACGGGCGACCCATCTTTGGGGTACTGACGACTTTCTTTATTACCTCAATGACTTTAAGGCGGTAGATTACACGGGAAGCAACCAGCTGATTGATACGGGCATTTCAAATTTGTCGCTAGGCAACCCAGACAGCAACGGAGTCAACCAATACTATTCAACCTTCGAAATACTCGAAAGCCTGACTATGGTATTTAACGCGCGGTTGTTTCAAAGCGAAGGCGTTTGGTGGTTCTTGCCATTGGGCGCGCAGCAGGCAAGTACTACGCTAACGGTAGAAGGCAAACAGAAAGACGGCACGGATATAACACAGGACACATATAACGCAGCGCGTGCATTTGATTCGACACTGGAGCGGCTACGCGGATACCAGTATAGCGGCCTTGCACCGTTAAAGGAAGTAAGGCGCACGCGCAAATACAATGGCAACTATCCGCTGATTTACGACGGCCTTTACACAGAAACTGAATTCGGCAACACGTTAGAGGATACAGATGTAGACTACTTGCAGGACACAGAGTTTTTAATCACTGGAACATTCAATTATTCCTATGCTGGCGACGGCGTAGCTACCGGCGACGACCTTGTGGCGCGTGTGATGCTTCGCTTCCTTGTTAAGGTGGGCACGCAGTACTTGCAACGGGATGCACAGTTTACTGAAACAACGTTAGACTTTCAGCTCGGCGCGTTGGATGACGGCGTACTCGAATACACTTCACACGTTTACAGCAATCCACAATGGACGGCAACGCCCGAATATTATGAAGTCGTTAGCTACGTATTCAACAGGAACGAAGGCGGTGAAATTACCATGCCCATTGTGATCAATACGCCAGCGCTACCAAGTGACCAAACCGGCATGGATTTAAGCGTTACTATTGTCGGCATCGATGACGATGGCGGATTGGATGGCACGCTGGTGAACACATCAACGGCAGATTTTAAAATCTCGGTATTGCGTGCTGATTTACTTGGTAACAACGCCCTTGGGGATGAGGTTGTTTTTACAGCTACAAACAGCGACACGGCCCGCGCCGAAATTGATCAAGGCGTGTGCTTGTTTGGTGACGGTGAAACACAGAACGCTGACGGGGTTATTCGCGTGAACGTGGGGTTCAATGCCGTACCGGTAACCCAATGGCAAAGTTTAAACTACACGGGCACAGGCGTAGGCATTAACCGGCTAGGCGTGCAAGAGATATTAGCAGGCCAGCGGATCAGCACACCGATACAACGCGGCTCAGTATATGGAAGTGATTTAAAGATGTGGCAAGTGCTTGACGACACAGCCGGCGACTTTGCACTATTCCAATTTACATTCACGGCGCGATCCGTTGAAACTGAGCTAGAGGCGTTTCTAGTTACGCGAGATGCTTCGACCGTTACGACGGCCATAGGCGACGCTATCGACGTGGTCGACCCAATAACCCACAATCCTAGCTTAGGCGTGACAGGTGCAACGGAGGCGCTGAATAGGACGCTGCTGATTGGAGAGGATAGCTACGGTTCACGCGTGCAGTATAGAACCGCCACCGTGACGAATCGAACAGGCACGACGTACAACGTGAGGCCGATTGATTACATGATCATGAACACATGGACAGGCGGCAACGGTGCAAGCATTATTTATTTGCCGCTGGTTGCAGATAACGAGGGGCGAAGTATTCAGTTCCATAGCGATGGCACAATTGCCGCGAATCAGTATGTGAGCCTGCGACCTAATACAGGGGATACTGGTGTAACTATCGACGGCGCAACGTCCTACGATTTCAACCGAGCTTATGATGGCATCACTATCTTGTGCCACAATTCGAATTGGTATATAATACAGAAAAAGGAAAAGTGATGGAATGGGAATTTGTGGCAATGGTTGCGCCGGTCGTGGCTGGTTTGGTTGGTGTGTGGGTGAACTTAAATAGCACGGTGGCACGTCTCAAAAGCCGCGTAATCCAGCTCGAAATTGACAGCAACGAGATAAAGAGCGACATGAAAGAACTATTGGCCAGCGTCCACAAAATCGAGTTAATGCTTGCAAAACTGCAAAAATGATTTGGATTATATTAGCGACTGTAATGGTAAACGCCACGTACAAGGCGCGCGAGTATGGCCGTGCGGACGTTGCTGATATTATAATCTTTGTCGCAGCCTGTTCGATAATATGGAATTGAGATATTTCAGATACGAGGAATTCAATTGCAAGTGCAAGAAATGCCGCACTAATTCTGACGGCCTTGGTATTGACGTAATGGACGAGGATTTCTTAAGAATGCTAGACGATGCCCGCCACAAAGCGGGCGTTGCTTTTCATGTGAGCAGCGGCGTGAGATGCACGGCACACAACAGGGCAAGCGGAGGAAAAAAGGACAGCGCCCACCTTGACGGCTTGGCGGCTGATATAGTTTGCACAGACAGCAGAACACGCGGGTATATACTTGGCGCGTTATATGAGGCGGGATTTAACCGCATTGGCATTCATAAGGAATTTTTACATGTGGATGATCATCCGGCAAAGGATGCCGACGTAGTATGGCTCTATGATTAACACGATACGCCCGCGGATCAACGCCCAGCAGAAGCGGGCACTAGATTACCTGAGAACAAAGGAACGGCGTATTCTTGTAATTGGTGACCTGCATTGCCCCTTTGAGCTTGACGGTTATTTTGAGTTTTGCCTTGACACCTATGACCGCTTTGCCTGCAATCAGGTAATTGCAATCGGTGATATTTTAGACAATCATTATGCTTCGTACCATGAGACTGATGGCAACGGAATGAGTGGAGGCTACGAGTTACAGGAAGCCATTAAGCACGTCGATAAGTGGGCGCAAGCCTTTCCGATTGCTGACGTAATTATAGGAAATCATGACCGTCTTATAATGCGCAAGGCTTTCAGCTCATCAGTGCCGCGCGAATGGATCAAAGATTATAATGACGTTTTGGGTACGTCTTGGAATTGGGTGGAGCGCATTGAGTACGACAATGTGCAATACTGCCACGGCGAAGGCGGAACAGCCCGCACCAAAGCAAAGAACGACATGCAAAGCACGGTTCAAGGCCATATTCATACAAGTGCGTACGTCGAATGGCTGGTTGGAAATCGTAGCAAGATATTTGGTATGCAAGTAGGTTGCGGCATCGACCGTGACAGTTATGCGGCTGCATATGCTAAGCACTACAAAAAGCAGGCTATTGGTTGCGGCGTAGTTATCGGTGGGCATACCGCAATCAATTGTTTGATGCCGCTTTAATACCTTGCACTAAATTTTTACATTATGGGAGAACTTATCCAAACGTACTGGGCCGAGATTATTTTGGCCGCTATGGCCTTTATTAAGGTCATCGTGAATGTCACACCAACCGAAGCCGATAACAGGGTGTTCGGCTGGCTTGACACGCTTATCAATGCCATTGTAGCCGACAGGCGCAAGGAACGCAAGGAAGCGCGAAAAAATGACTAACTTAGCCGCTAGGGTTGTTTCCTAGTTTGTTACATAGAGATGATTTAAAGAGCCTCCAAACGTGGGGGCTTTTTTTGTGCCCTAAAAAAAAATCAAAGTTTTTTACGAAAAAGCTTGCGTAACGAAATAAGTTGCGTATCTTT